TATTCCTGTATATTTAGGATTATCAACTTCACGAGTTTGTAATTTAACACCTGCTTTACTAGCAGCCTGTGCTACTTCTCTACCTAATTCACCACCTGCGGGTCTTTTTAGGTAATCATATAAACTTAAATATTCCATAACTTATTGTTTGTATAAATATACTAAAGAAAAATATGGACTCCAAATTAGAGTCCATTTATTTCACGAAACATAGTAACATTCCAATCAATAAGATCTTCATTGATAAAATCAATACTTACATCTTGGTATTTGTTCATGTTCGCAGATGGTTTTTTATGTAATCCCATTTTTGTATAAGGCATTTCACCAATTGCAGCCATAATTGGGTTTGAAGTATCAATTGATTCGATAAATGGCATATTTTTATACATTCCAAATTCAATTGGAGATGCAGTTCCGAGCAAATGGACTCGATCGTTTGGTAAAAGTGTTTTATTGTTTTGGAAATTTGATAAAACCATATAACGACCAATTGCTTTACCTAAATCTTTATTTGGGTGTGGGCACATTTCTGAATGATAATATTCTGCACCATATGAAAATGCTATTTTCTTATATCCAAAATCACGATATGCTTGCACACACAATCCAGCTTCATACATTGATTTTGCTTGTACTACTGCTACTTTAGTTACTCCTTCAGGTAGTTCTACTTTAGCCCATTGTTTTGCGTTTCGAATTGAAGCAGCATAATCTTCCCAGACATCTGGTACAATGAATTCATCTGGTTTGATTTCATCAATCCAAAGCAATAAACGTGCTGTATTGTATGCTTCACCTAATTCATGGAGTGAATTATCCATTACAATATATCGGCCCATTTTTTTGGATTCATAGAAGAAATTGCGATATTCTTCATTTTCATCCATCAAGTGGGGAAGCATATAATCATATGAATTGAATTCCCGACTTTTTTCTAAGAGGCAAAATGGTACCTCGTGACTAATAGCTATTTTTTTCATGTTTCTGCGTATGCGTGTTCGTAAATTTCTTCTTTTATTGTATCTAAATCTGCAAATCTGTTTGCATCATATCCAATCCAACGTAATCCCATTTTAGTAGTACCTTCATTTGAGATACCTTCAATGATAAAAACTCGTTGATCGTAATTGTTCACAAACTCATCTGTTACTGTATATTCTCTACCTTTAACTACTTGAGCACCTTCAGGTAGTCTACTATCATTTATACAAACTACTGTTTTCATCTCCAATTCAATTTATGGTTTACAACTCTTCTTGCATAATCGTTTACTCTAGGATAACCTGTATTATAACATCCAAATACAATTGCCCAATTTCTGTAGCGATTGTATAAACGTCTCAAGTAATACATTGAGGTTTTCACGTTATATTTGATATCTGTGCGTAAGCGTTCGCGGGAAACACCATCTTTGTTTAAGTAACGTGCAGTTGAAAGCAAAATTTGCATTGGGCCTTCAGCACCTGTACAAGATGTTTGAGCATGATTGTATTTCCAATGGAAAGGCCCACCATATCTTGTTTCAGCATATGCTATTCCAAATGCATATTGCACGGGAATATCAAATGTATCAGCGTATGCTTTAATGTACTTGTACATTTGTAACGATGGTGGTGAACCTTGATCGATACTGTTTGGAATGCGCACTTCTTGAGTTGTTTGCACTTCCGGTTCAGTAACAGTAAGGGCGGTAGCAATTACTGCTCCCGCCACAATACCGATTTTAATACTATTTACCAGCATTCGTTGCTTCTTGGTGAATACGGTTGGCATACATTCCAAAGATTGTTTGGCCAATTTGATCTGAATATACAATGTATTCTCCAGTTGCACGTTCAATCATGATCAATTCGTTTGATTCATTGACTGCAATTGAAATTTCCTCAGGTGAATAAGCATGTGCATATGGGTTTTCTACTTGGACTTTTTCCTTTACTTCATGTTTTTGATAGGCCATTCCTAAACGGAACATAAGAGTTCCAACAGCTGCTACAATAACAACATTCATAGCCGGTTTCAATAAATTCATAACTTTTTCGCGTTCGATTTTCATAACTTTTATTTTTTAGGGGTTGATTTTTTCTTGTTTTTCTTAGGGGTTTGATGGATTTCTTTCCACAAATGCAATTCGGTTTCAAATGTATTACCTTCAAACAATGGTTGTTTGTCTAGTCGTTCATGATCAGTAACTGTACCGTCGGGCCAAAGTGTTTTGGAAATGCGGATACGTTTTGAAGGTTCAATTGGCTTTTTACAAAGCAAACCCATACGTCTTAAAAATGACTTGAAACGGGTTTTTGTTTTTTTTCTAAATGTCATAACTCTTATTTTTATACCTTAAATATACTAAATTATTTTACAGGTTCCAAGCCTTTTTTTAGAATATCTGAAATTCGTGTTTTGGCTTTCTCACCTAAAGGGATAGCATTTCCACCTTCATCAATTTGAACAAATGTAATGTTTGTTTTCAATATCAAGTCTTGTTTTCCAGTGTAAACGTTATGTGCTCTTGCCTCCATATAAAGAGTCATTGAACTGTTTCCAACTCTAAGTGGACGTCCATAAATTTTCAATAATTGAGATTCTTTAGCTGGTTTTTCAAAGTTGCACTGGTCAATTGATACTGTTACCATTCTTGGAGTATCACAAAGTTGCATTGAATATCCTGCAGCTGAAGCGTCTATCCAACTTAATAGTTTACCTCCAAATAGGTTACCGTGGAAACCAAGGTCGGATTTTTTAATTGGGTGTGTGTTTAGTAGTTCCATTAGTTACTTAAAGGGGCTTTAATATGTGGGTGTGCTTCGTAATTGTGCATTGTAAAAAAGTCGGGTCTAAATTCTTCTATTTTCTCATTAAATGGAATTGGACCAACCAATTCTTCATCTGTTAAGTAATGATATTCATCTAAACACCAAAGTTCAGGTAATTGAAATGGTTGTCGTGTTAATTGCTCTTTTGCTTGTTCAATATGGTTTGAGTATAGGTGTACATCACCTAAGTTTCCAATCAATTGGTCAGGAACCATATTTACTTCTTTGGCAATAATTTTAAGTAACAAAGCATAAGAAGCGATATTGAATGGTAAACCTAAGAATGTATCTACTGAACGTTGATTCCACATAAGGGAGATTGCTCGTTTTGGAATGTTGTGAAAATCTAAAAACCCATGATGTCTGTTGTCATAATCAACAGTTCCATCTCTAGTTCTTTTTCTCATCAAATCTAACCTTTCATCTAAACTCAACTCTCGCGTATAAACTTGAAATGAAAAGTGGCAAGGAGGTAATACCATTTGGTCTAGTTCACCAACATTCCAAGCATTAACCATTAATCGTCTTGAGTCTGGATTTGTTTTAAGGTCATTGACTAGGTTTATAATTTGGTCTATAGCCGATGTTCTATATTCAATTGAATAATCTCCACCACCTTCTTCTATTCTAAAAGAACGATATGCTTTCCAATTCCTCCATTGTCTACCATAAATTGGTCCTAACTCACCCCACTTCTTAGCAAACTCATCATCTGTTTTAATCATCTCGATGAACTGTTCCTGATTCCAAATTAAATCAGGGTCACCTTCACTATTCTCCATAAAGTTTTTGAAAGCGTCTCCATCCCAGATATGACAATTGTTGTCAACCAAATATTTGATGTTTGTATCACCACGTAAAAACCATAACAATTCAGTTACGATTGTTTTAAATGGCATTTTTTTACATGTTAAAAGTGGGAAACCATCTGACATATCATGTCGAATCTGTCTTCCAAATACTGAAAGGGTTTCTCCATTTCGAGTTTGTTTTTTGGTTCCGTTTTCTAAAATATCCTCTAATAATCTATTGTATTGGGGATCTAAATTGTTTTTCTTTTCCATATATAACCGTATCCTTTTTTTGTTATTCCTCTTAAATTAGCTGTTATGGTAGTTGGGTCACATCCAAGATATACAGCTGCTACTTTTGTACCTTCCCATTCTCTAATAAAATTACCTTCTAAATCATATTGTAAAATGGGTTTTTGTTGTTGTTTAGCCCACATTTTATAATCTCTATTAGGTGTTTTCCCTTTTTTCCCTTCAGATATTTTACGTTTAGTTTCTTCAGAGATATTTTGTTTTGCTTTACTTATATTTTGTTTATGCTGTTCTGTTTTGGGTTTTCTAAGTTTTTGTTTTGTTTCTTCAGAGCGTTTTTTGCCTTTGGCTCCTTCAGAAATTTTTTGTTTTGTTTCTTCACTTCTAGGCCCTCCACTATTGTCAAAATAATCACAATTTAAACCATTCTCTACTGAGGTGTAATGTTTTTTCCAATGGTATTCTCTTTCATGTAATTGTTCTTTTAAGCATTCTTCAATGACTTCAAACGTATGGTTTTCTACACCATGCCCTTTTAATGAATTTAAAATTTTCCTTCCAGCTGAACGTTTAGCGAGTCTTTTATATTCTTTGAATCTTCGTTCAATATTGATACTCTGTCCAATATAAACTTTGCCTTTTGGATTTGTAATTTTATATATTCCTATCATATATTTTATTATAAATATATAAAAGGGCTAACTTTTTTAATAGTCAGTAAAGGAAAGTTCTATATTGTTCATTTTAACCATTCTACAGTGAAACCAAAATCCCAAAACAACACATTAGCGCTTAAACAAAGCAATCTGATGTTTTTAGTAATTTTGTTATGTGTTACGTACAGTGCAGGCAAAATAGCCATTTGAGTAAAATCACCTTCTAGGGTGTTGTGTAAATAAAATCTAATTTTCATAACTATAATTTTCTAAAACGGTTTACTTGATAATTTTCCATCCATAATTTATCGTGCCATTCACTATACGGACGAGCATGAAATCCTCCAAATGAAAGTGATTTGTATATTACAAGTGCTTCATTTGTATCTGTATGATTACACATTGCTACGATTTCATAAAGGCCCCCTTTGTAGTGTTGCCATGTTTCTCCTGGTTTGGGATAGTCCCCCTCGTTATTTTGTTTTGTTTCCATATTTTTTCTTTAAGTATCTTGTCCAAGCGGCTTGTTTTCTATTGTTGATAAAGAACCAACCTAGGTTCAATTCAAACCATCTGTTAAATTTGTACCACATATTAATTATTCTTTTTAGGTCTTCCACGTTTTACTTGTAAAACTCTTGGAAGAGGTTGATTAAGTACTTTTTTAGGGCGTCCACGGTTATCTTTTCGAACACTTGCTGGGAGTTTATAGAGGAATTCTTCTGCATAGTTATAGAACTCTAAAATAGTACCGTTGAATTTGAGGAATTTTTCCTCTAGTTCTTCTCTAGAAATTTTGTATTCAGAGGTAAATGCCTCATATAGGGCAAGCATGCGATTTGTTTCTTCTTTCTCAAAGTCTTCCATCAACTTTTTGTAACGTTGAATGTCAACTGCGATCAACTCAAGTTGATAGCGAGTATCGTGTTTGGACAAGTCAAGCTTGTCTTTTGCGGTGTAAAGCGCAAGTTGTGCTTGCCAAAAATATGAAGATGGGTTGAAATCACCGTTTAGAATACGGTCCTTGAGCAAAGCACGTTTGCCTAATGGAACAACTTTGTCTGTGTGGGTTCTCCACCACATAAACTTGTTGTAGTTGAGTGGTTGGAGCTTTTTGATATGGCTCAAAACCATTTCTTTGCTGTGGCGAATACTACTTTCTTTGATGAACTCGTGCATAACCTTTATTTTCGCTAAATGTACAAAGGCTCCCTTAGGGAGCCAAGTATTTTTACCTTGCTATTTCAGTAATTCTTAACCACATTGAAGTAGATGAATTTACAATTGTTATACTATCATCAGCAGAATCTCGTCGTGCTGCTACAGCTATTCTTTTAGCAGATGTACTAGAATTAGTGTATCTACCCATTAATGGAAATAATACACCTGTACGGAAACCGTTTACTGTACTTTGATATGCATATGTAATTTCGGATGACTCAACTTTTATCCTAGAAAAATATGAATCATTACCTGTTCCTCCAGTATAATCATAGGAAGCTAAATGATAATGTATAACTAAATAACTTGTAGAACTTAATGGGGTGTAGTTATAGGTTAAAAAATCTGTATCGGTGGTACTAGTTGCAATAGTTGTTGCACTAATAGTTACCTCAGTATTACTTAATATAATGTCATTAATTACTTGACCTGCTCTCCATGCATTTGCTTTTACAAATCCGGTAAATACTACATTACCTGTGGTATCCATAGCCATCTTTACCGCACCACCAGTTTCATTCAATTTATTTGTGATGCGAATTTGTTGGCCACTTAGGACATCAAATGATCCGTTCCAACTATCAATACCATAGTTTGAATTATTTGCATAATAAAACAAGACACCTGGGGTATCTGTACTATTATTATCTATGAGAACATCCCCAACATTAAACCCAGCTTTTGTAAATGTTCCATTACCTAAAGTTGTTATGCCTGTTGTTGTATTATTACCAGTAACAGTTAAACTACCTGTAATTGCTACACTTTGGGTTAATGGATTAATAAATGATGAAGTTCTTGCAAATGAAGAGGTTCCTAAAAGTGAACCTGTAAATGAACCACTAAATGAACCTGTAAATGAAGTTGCTCGTAAACTACCTGTTATAGCATATGAGCCTGAAAGTTGGTTTGTATGGGTCCATACTCCTACTGATCCTGATCTTACATATGTCCATAAATCTCCATAGCTATATGTGCCAGCTAAGACAGAACTTAAATCACTAAAGTCAATTGGTTCTTGAACAGCAACATAAATAATTCCACTTGTTCCAGGACTTGCTTTTACACAAACACCAACAGGAATAATTTCAAAAGGTGCACGTGGGGGTGTATTTTGCAAACTACCAGCAGAACCAGTTCCTACAAATAAAGTATCACCATCGCTAAAAGCATTAGTATTTAATCCTCGTACTAAACCTTGTGTGGTAATATATCCTTTAGAATTATCTTCAATATCGTGTGTTGCAACACCTAAAATTTGGTTTTGTATATTTACACTTCCAGATATCTGAACAGATTGGGCAAGTTCTACTTCAGGTACATCTCCATGTGCTCCTTTCAACCTAACAACAGTACCATTTAATATAGTAGCTCCTGTTCTATTTGACACACGAGTCCAGTTTTCCTGTCCTACTTGTAAAGTAATATCTGCTTCAGCATTATATACTGCTAAAGCCCCATCTGTATTGTCCCAAAATACTCGACCAGATTTCCAAGCTGGAGTGGCTGAGCCAGTATTAAAATCTATATAGTCTACATTGGTTATAGATCCTGAAATGATTATATTTTGGGCATAGGAAGCTGTTTGGGCATAGGATGCACTAATGGCAAATGAAGCGCTTGCTATACTTCCAAGTACATAAGATGCAGTAGCGGCATATGAAGCAGAAGTAGCGCTAACAGCATTTGTAATACTTCCACTAAAATAAGATGCAGATACTGCTTGATCTACTATAACATTTCGTAAATATTGTGAACCATTGTTGTTTTTTTCATCATAAACAACATTTTGAGGTGCATAGTACGTTTGACCCGTACTTGGGTCAGTAACTTGTACTAAAGGGATTTGTTGATCTTTCTTAAAATTCTGCATGTCGTACTATAAATATTGGGAGTACGTAAGGAAAAAAAGAGCCCCTAAATGGGGCTCCAATCATTTCTAGAGAAATAATTATTTGTATGGTACGTAAGATGTAGCACCACCTTTTTTAACCGCTTTTAAAATTTGTTTTCTTTGTTTACCTGTTGACTCGTAAGACACGTGTACCCAATCTGGGTTAGTATCTGTTCCGAATTCCCAGATTAATTGATCAAAATTTAGGTTTTCTTTGATAAAATCAAATACCATTTTGTTGGTAACACCACCAGCATGTCCATCCATATCGATGTCGATTGCTTCACCTGAACAGTGTTGTGAACCAGCAGCACCACCAATTGCTTTATTCAAAGCAGCTGAGCGGTAACCTGAAGAAATATGGATTGGTTTGCCAAAATGGTTACGGATTGGTTCGAAAACGTTTTCGGCCAATAGCTTGAAGTTAGCAATATGGGCTTCTGTTGGCATGTTTGAAACCCCTTTGCGTTTTGCAGTTTCACTACGTGTTACTTCTGCTAAAGATAAATGTTCACTTAATTGCATATTTTATTTATTTAACGAATTGATAATATTTGTATGTTTTTGCTTTACGGTCTTCTAAACCATGTGTACCTCCGTTAATACGTTTTGTTAATTCTAAAATAGCAGCATCATTGATTCCTTTGTCACAGATTGCCCACAATTTGTTTCTTTCAAAGAAGAACATTGCTGATTCAAAAGAATATTTTGTTGCTACTAAATCAGGATTTTCTAGTACTTCATTGTTTCCTAAATACTTTGCAAACGCCTCGTAATTTGATTTACCAGTTAATTGCAATGCACCACGACCTCTAAATTTCCAACCATCGCCTGAAGCTTCGTTTCCGTTACCCATACGATCTGCATAGACACGGTTAGCAATTTTTTCAGGTTGGCGAGCATAAGATTCTTCTAATGTACCAGGGAAATATTTTCCAAAGATACCTTGCAAACCTTGTGCTGAATAGTTTAGGTTTTCGCTGAATGCTTTAAAACCACCTGTTTCGTGTGATGTTTGTGCAAAGAAATGTGCTGCACGGATTGGAGTTAACTTAAGCAATTCCATTGCTGCTTTCATTGTACCAGGACCAAAAGCACCGTCTGCGGCTACTCCTGCTCTTTCTTGTAAACTTTTTAAACTCATTATTTTTTATCTTTTTTATTAATCCACTTATCAACTGATGCAATACCAAATGAACCTAAAACGATTACCATAAAACCATCAAAAATGAATTTGTTGATTAATAATGGCTTACCATAGGCTCCGGTAGCTAAGTCTACTACTAAAGCTATTACTAGCATAGAAAATGCGATGAAACCAACTACTGCTTTTTCGTTGATTGTGTTATTGTCGTCAAACAATTGTTTAAAGAAATTTCTCATAATTTTTGTATTTTTGGTCTATTAGTTAATATAACCTCTTTTTCCCAACCTCGTTTGGGAGTATCTTTTTTCTTTTTATTTTCTTCGGGGAGTGTGATGTCTTCTCTTCTAAAGAAGAATAAATCTCCGGTTAAATCGTCTTTTCTTAAAGAATAAGGAGATAAATCTACTGCTTCTATCCACATACTGTCTGGTGAATAGTATAACCAAGCACCTTCTTTTGCTCTATCATAGATCCAGTTTTCAACATAATCTAGAAACATTAAAGTGTTGATATATTCTTCTTCTAGGGATTTGTATTGCCATACAGAGATAGAACCAGTTCTAAGTAAAGAATCTCTTCTTTTAAGTACCGAATCTTTATAGGCTAATTGAATTCTAGCGTCAGCAATCTTTTTCTTTTGACTTTCAAAAATGGAATTAATAGTATCAGCTTGACCCTTAGTTAAAATAACAAAAGTATCACCATCAATTACCTTCTGAATCGGGTAGCTTGATTGGCTGAAACTCAAATTCGCGACCATTATTAATACTATTAACAGTTTTTTCATCTTTCAATTCTTTTTTGATTTGCTTTACAACTGATTTTGTACTATCTAAGTCACCTATAACTTCAGAAACCATCTCTTCCAGGTTTGCTTTTTCTTCTACTAATTCTTTATTTGCTGTTTTTAATTGCTTTACGCTACTTGTTAGCTTTTGGTTTGATTGAGTTAGTTGTTTGTTTTCTCCATTTAAATGGATATTATCTTCAACTACTACTACGTGTCCATGACCACTAGAGAAAATATCAAGTAGAACTAAGGCTATAAACGAGGCTCCTACTATGAGTAACTTTTTCTTCATAGTTATCTTTTCTTACTACCAAACAATGCTAGTACTGTCTCTTTTAAGCTTTTAGAGCTTTCAGTGCTTTCTTCTAGTTTTTTCTCTAGGTCTTCACGATACTCACCTTCTAGTTCTTCTACTCTTGAGCGTAGATCTTCTTCACTTTTCATCAACCTGTTTAGAAATATCCAACAAAGATAACCCAAGCCAAGGACTGCAAATCCTAAAACTCCATACTGTGTTAATACTTCAAATGGTCCGAATGACATTATTTTCTAGGTTTACGTTTGGTTGTTGTTTTCTTTTCTAATTCTGCTTGGAGACGATCCTTTTCAGCTAAATGGCGTTTGATAAAAATCCAAGCCACATAGCCTAAAGCTAAAACGGCTAGACCTAATGGACCGTAGTCTGCAAGTTGAGCAAATACTCCAAAATCTGTGGATGTTGATGTTGTGTCTGCGATTAATGGTAACATAGTTTTCTTTTTATTATACATATAAAAAAAGGGGGTAAGATTTAACTTACCCCCCATTTCATTTTATAAAGACCCACTTATCCCTCACATGAAACACAATCAGCAGTACGTTGAAGATTATCTCCTCTTAATATACTTTCTGAGCGCATATAGTATAGGGTTTTGATGCCTTCTCTCCATGCTAGTTTATGCACTTCACTAATATATTTTGGTGAATCAGATGGATCGAATGTTAAGTTCAATGAAATAGCTTGGTCAATATGTTTTTGACGGATACCATTTTGGCGAACGATTTCATATGGATTGATTTCTTTGAATGTCAAGAACACTTGCTTTTCCTCATCCGACAAAATATGATCAGGCAATCCCATTACCGAACCTTTATCTTTAGCGATTTGTTCCCAAATACTATCGATATTATATCCTTTAGATTCAAGTAAACGCTCCAATGTTGGGTTTTTCTTAATAAATGTACCTTTAGCTGTTTTTAAGTTAAACACGTTTGCGGGAATTGGTTCAATTGAAGGGGAAACACCACCTGAAATATTAGCATTTGATACTGTTGGTGCAATTGCTAAGTGATGTGAGTGTCTCAAACCTGTACCTTTACACCATTCTGGTTCTCCATATTCAATTGCTTGATCACGAGATGCTTTTAATGCTCCTTCTTCAATGAATTGAGACATCATTCGAGTGTAAGAATTTGCCTGCAAACCTGCAAATGGGATACCTTTTTCTTGTAAGAATGTATGCCATCCTAAAACACCAATACCAATTGCTCTACCTTTAATAGCTGAACGGTAAGTGTTTTCCATGAACTTAACATTTTTAGCTCTGTCGATGAATTCTTGTAATACACCTTCTAGGAACCAACATGATAATTCAGGTAAAGTCATACCATTTTCGAATTTGTAGTCTTTCCATTCATCCCAACGTGCCAAATTCAATGAAGATAAACAACAAATAAATGAATGTAATGGATCTGTATAAAGTGAAATCTCAGAACAAATGTTTGTCATCGAAACATGCAAATTATTGTTTTTATATGCTTGAGGGTTGTTGTTGTTCACATTATCTTCAAACATGATATAAGGTTCACCTGTTTCCAAACGTGTTTTAAGGATTTCTCCCCACAATCTTAAAGCGCGTGGTTCTTTATCCTCTAACTTGTTCATGAAATCATCATCAATTACTACACATTGGTGCAGGTTAAGACATTGGCGGTTAACATCTCCTTTTGGTCGACGAATCATTAAAAATTCTTCAATATCGGGGTGATTGATATGTAAATTGACTGAAGCTGCTCCACGTCTAACTGAACCTTGATTAGTTGCTAAGATGGTTGAATCATAAATTTTAGCCCATGGAACTACACCTTCAGATGTTCCATTACCTGATATTTCTTTACCTCTACCTCTGATTCGAGATAAACCAATACCTACACCACCACCTTGAGAAGATAAGCGCATCAATTCAGAATTTGCTAATGCAATTCCTTCAATTGAATCGTCTGTATCAATTCCAAAACATGAGATAGGCATACCACGTTCAGTACCTAAATTTGAAAGTACAGGGGAAGCAAGACACAACCAATTTTTTTCCATTGCTTCATAAAAGAACGGTTGGAGATCTTTACGTTTTAGTCTACGAGATGCAGCTTTTGATACTCTATGGAATGCTTTAAATACATCTTCATGTGGTAAAAGGTAACCTTGTGATATGATAGAAGTACCAATTTCGTCCATCCAATTTGGAAAGTTCTTTCCTTTGACCCAATTACTTGTGTCTACGTTTAATTTGCTCATTTGTTTATTGTTATTTCTTTGTCTTTAAATTCCGTTGTAAAATCTTCGGGGGTAAATTTTTTAACTAAACGTTCAGCAAATTTCATTCTGCTTGAAGATATAGGTTTAATAACCATTATATCTGTTAAAGTTTGTTGTTTAAAAAATGGTAATATTTCATCTCTATAAATCTTTGCTACTGTATCTGAACGCTTATCCCAATCAATAGCAGATGAATTTGGGGAAATTGGAGGAATAGAGGGTTCATATTGAATTTTACCTTCTGGGTTTGTCCATCCTGTTTTAAATTCCAGGTATGGGTTTGATGTTGGTTGGTAGGTTAATCTCACTATAAATTTAATGTCGTTCATATCTCTATACGACCATATCCCATTACCTTCTTTACTATATGAATATGAATTGTCAGGATTAAGAAGTTCTCCAAGCATGACTTCATTTGTTATTACCATTTCATCTTCAAGAGAATATGGATGACTCTTAAAATGGTTTTGAAGTTCCTCTTTAACTATTTTTTTTAAATTATCTAGTTTCATAGGTCTGACCAATCTGCGGTTGATTTAGAGTAATCTGTTACTCTTCCTGCGAAGAAATCTTGGTGTGTTTTACCACTTGTTAAATGTCCGAACCATTCCATTTGTTTTAATAAATTTGGATCGATGTCGTTGTATAAAGGATTATAACCTAGTTCAATTAATTTTTGGTTGGCGCGTTCCTTGATGAAATTTTTCAATTGGTTTTTGTTCAAACCTTCAATTTCACCCATTTCAAATGCTTTGTCAATAAAGTCAAATTCTAATCCAACTGAAATTTCACATGCTTCGTAAATATCAATTGTCATCATTGGGTTATCTAATTCGGGATTTTCTTCCATCAATGTTCTGAATAACCAACATCCAGCTTTTGAGTGTAATGATTCATCGCGTACGCTCCATTCAACAATTTGGCCTGTACCTTTCATCAAGTTACGTAATTGGAAAGACATCAACACTGCAAATGAAGAGAATAAATTTACACCTTCTGTAAACGCAGAAAATATAGCTAGTGAAAGTGCTTTCTCACGTAATGTATTTCCAGGTAATTCAACTAGACGATCAATTTTAGCTTTTGCTTCCTCATCTTCCATAAATGCTTGAAAATCATCTAATCCAAGTTCTTCATTTAAACGAGCATAAGCCTCAGCATGTATCGATTCGAAATCAGCGAATGCACACGCCATAGCTTTGATTTCATGTTTAGGGAACCATACCGCCACCTTTGTTGCCCAATAATCGTTTACATACGTCTCAGTTTGAGCAAACGATTTCAAGATATTACCGATTAAGCTTTTTTCTGATTCGCTTAATTTAAGTTTCCAGTCATTCAAGTCTGAAGATAAAGGGACTTCATCTGCTAACCAATGAGCACGGTGTTGATCTTTGTAAAATTCGAATGCTGTTTGATATTCGAATGGTTTGTAATGGGGTCTTAGTTCTGTGATCATGCGTTTAATTCAAAAAATTTATTACTTAACATTTTTATATCTAAATTATCAAAGTCATTCGACTGTTGTTTTTTAGGTGCAACCGTATCTGCTTCTTCATCGTAATGGTCTCCAATTGCAATGTGACCATTTGATGTATTAACATCTACTTGAAAAGTCAAACCATCCATTCCATATCTATTTTTCATAATATGGAGCCTTCCGGTTCCGTTAACTTTATCTTCTTTCTTTCTTGATAATGAGAGCGATAAGTCGGTAATCATCATTTTATCGTATGATCCCGCGGCTTTATCGCCTTCAATAATATCATCTTTGGCTCCTGCGCGATTTACTTGCGAAACCGACCAAATTGGTATATTTAATTCGCGAGCTAATCCTTTCGTGCTTGTATAAATATCATCAATCTCTCCCTTACGGTCAACATTTCTTTTTCTTGTTGAAAGTAAATCAATGTAATCTATCAAGATAAGATCTGGTTGGATTCCTAAATCAATTACCTTTTTAATGTGGGATTCTATTGTATTTATTGTAGTTTTTCCCATTGGATATTCACGAATAATCAATTCTCCTGGTAATTCGGATGTCAGAGCTTCTACTTCTGCTTTATGTTTTTCTAATTGGTCTACTGGTGTGCCTGTAAAGAAAGCATCATATCGTCTTCCAGTATATGCTTCACTTAACTCTAAAGTATAGTGAATAACATTGTAACCCATTTTAACAGCATGTCCACCTAATGCAACTAAAGTCCATGACTTACCTCCTCCAGGATTACCAAAAATTAATCCTAAATCTCCATTACCTAATCCACCTTGAATTAACTCATTGATTTGATCCCATGGTGTTGGTACAATTGATCTATGATCTTCACGGTAACGTGATTCAGTATCTTTTTTATATTCGTGACCAATGTTTTTATCTTGTCCTGCTTTCATTGCTGATTCAATCATGTATTTGATTGAGTCATAATCTCCAGCTTTTAACAAATCTACACTATTCAATAATGCTTTTTTTAACTGTTGGTTTTTACAAAACGTCGAAAACTCAAGTTGAACATATTCTAAATCTTCAATATCGGCTTTATATGCTTCACGCAATTGCTCTTTAACGGATACTTTAAGCACTTCATTATCCAATTTCTTCATTTCAACCTTTAAGATATCCATGGAAATTGTTGTATGATACTTTTCGTAGTATTGAATGATTTGATTAATTACCCATTTGTGAGCCGGATTACTAAAGTATTCATCACTTAGTACGTCGTTTATGTTTTGCAAAAATTCTTTATGTGTTAATAAAGAAGATATTACTTTCATCTGGAACGATGGTCCGTATTCGTCAATTGAAGAGAGGGTCAAAACTTTTATTTTTTAAATTGTTAATAACTTTTATTTAATGTAAATATAATATTTATTCTTTGTATTTCCAAATATAACCTCCAGAAGTTTTAGTAGTTCCTAAAAGAGCATTCTGGATTTTTAAATTTGTAATATCTTTTGCTTCTTGGGCAGATTTGTATTCTCTAACAATATTACCTTCTAGATCATATTGTATAACTGGTTTAAAGGTAGATTCTCTATTTCTAGTTTTAAGACTTTCTGAAACCCATGGGCTAATTCCTCTTGGTTTTCCCTTATCTGATCTAACTTTTGTTTGGTTTCTAGTTTTACCTGTTCTTCCTTTACTCATATTATTTCTTGCTTCGGTAGATTTTGGTTTACCTAAACTAGATATTTTAATCTTTAATTTTGTTTCATCCGAAAGTCCACTATTTCCAAAAGCTTTGTTTGTTCTGTTCATAAACAATGGATTGTTTTCGGCATCAAACTTTTGCAACCAAAATTCTTCTCGTTTAGCTAAATCTTCTTTACAATCACAATGTTCAAGTATAGTTTTAACTAAATTACTTTTACCTTCTGTTTTAATTATCTGTTTAATTTCAGCTCCACTTCCAAAATAACTAGGACTATTTGATACATCCTTTCCAATATATTTTTTTCCAGTTATAACATGAGTTGTTAAATAAATCACCATATGTTGTTTTATTATACATATTAACAACAATTGGAAATGTCATGTTTTTATTGTTCTTGTTGTTTAAGTTCTTCTCCTGTTAATGCAAAGTGTAGGTTTTGAAATTCATGAACATATTCAACATTACATAAAAAATTACCATCCCATTTTTCATAAAGACTAATACCATCTTTATCAACTTTATCGAAATAGAACTCAAAAACACCTTTTCTAAGTATCATTAGATTATCTCTGTCATCTTCAAACCCAAACTTTAACAACCGTTCTTCGGTTAGTGGGATTGGTTCAATTCCCCAACCATCTTGTAAGGGAAACATTGACCTGTCAATAACATAGGTAACAATATCTTGCTCTGTTAATTTGGTTACTCTTAATTCGGTTTTGGTTACTTTATCTCTCAATAAGTTTCCAATTCTTAACTCACTTACTTTCATTATTTAAAGTTTAATCTCTACGTTCGTTAATCCAATTAAATACATCTTTCCCGTATAAAGCCACCATCGCTCTTTCAAAAATGTATTGGTCATAATTGTTGTCCTCATAGTATTCATCATCACTATCAACAAAGTCAACATACTCTTGACAAATCTTTTTTAATTCATCTAAGTTTACTTCAATTAATTGCTTTGGCTTCTCCATCTTATTCTGATTTAAAGGTTTCATTGTTCTTGTTGTTTAAAGTTATTATTTAATGGATTTTTCACCTTATATAAACTAGATTGATTTAATTTTTGTTTTGAGCCAATTTTCAGCATTTTGTATTGTTTCTTTATTCCAAGCAAAATATTCACCTTCTTGCGGTACTCTTAAACTAAATGGTGCAAAATTGGCTTTTTTACATCGTTCTTCTAAATCAATAACATACGCTAAAGTACTTTTGCTTTTTATCAACATAAAAAATGCCTTTATTCTTTGTCTAATTGTTATTTTTATTTTCATTGTTCTTGTTGTTTAAATATAACTCTTATTTTTCTTCAACATAATAACTTATTGTTGGTTTTCCAACAATTCTTTGAAAATATCTTGTACCCAGAATTCAGTATTTCGAATTAAGTTTCCAAGTTGATCCTCATTACACATTTCAACGAATGTGTTAGGTAAAAATTGGAGATGTGTTTCTTCAACAAACTTGTCTATAAACATCTTATCTTTATCATCCATCATTGGATTAGATAAATCCATCACTCTATATTTGTTTTCTAAATTGTCTATATCATGTAATACCCTTGCATAAACAACGTGTTCTTTTAGTTTAGCTTCAGCAATGTCAATCAAATCATCAAATGATAGATCTTGTGTTGCTATTTCGGGGAATTTCTTGAATAATCCTTTAGCCCCTAATCCTTTGATACCTGTTACTCCATCAGAACTATCACCCATTAATAATTTATACAATAGGAAGTTGTGTGGTGTTACATTGAATTTCTCTTTTACAGTATCTGTAGTATAGTATTCTTTTTCAATTGGACGATAAACAATTACTTGCTCGCTTACCAACTGTAAATAATCTTTATCGCTGGACACTATGAATGCTCTGTCTTCAGGTTTTGTAAGCAAAGTACTACTTAAGTATGCGATGATATCATCTGCTTCTACTCTAGGTAACGAAACTGTTTTAACAGGTAACGTTTTCAAGTATTGGATGATGCGAACGATTTGATCTACTTTGGAGTCATCTTCTTCTTCCAAATTATCAAACAATTCATGTTTAGTTACTCGAGATACATTTCGATTTGATTTGTATTCGGGAATGATGTTTTTCCTGTTATTGGAGGAACCCACACCATCAAACACCACATAAACTTGTGTAGGTTGGATAGTGCGAATTAAAGCTCCCAAAGATCGAAAAAATCCTCCTAAACCTCCAATATGGACTCCGTTTGAGTTGACGGCGTTAATTGCACTAAAATTTCTAAAGAAAAGATTGAGTCCATCGATAAGCAAGTAGCGCTCCGATTGTGGGGTTTCGTCCCCGTGTTCTTGTATGTTGTCTAAGAGGTTTAAGAGGTCTTTTTTCATA